GAACCTTGGACAACCATACCTGTACCCCAAGGTACGGTCGTCCCTGGCGACAAGATGTTCATGACGACGCTGAAGGAAGGGGCCACGGAGTTGAGGTTCCTCTATTCGCTGACTCATACGCGGAACGACTTGTTGCGGTGGGTCGTGATCTGACCCTTGCCGCCCTTGACAGCCCGGCATACAATAAGCTAACACGTTAGCCTGCGTGCCCGGTCTGGGTGCGCCAACCAAACAGACCCCGGCATGGCAGCAACAGGACTCTCGATTGGCCAGACACCCGCCCCTACGGAACGGCGGGAGTTTTCCGTCGGCGGCCTGATGTCGGCCCGCCCGCTGTCTCAGCTACTCGAAGACGAGGCCCGAGAGGCCGCGGCCCGCGCCAGCGCGGCCAATTCGACGACGGTTGTGCAGTCCCTCGCGTCGCTGATCCGGCGCCACTGGAGCCTGGCCAAGGAGGCCAAGCAAGACATTGAGCGAGAGATGCTGGCCGCCGTCCGGGCCAAGCGAGGCGAGTATTCGCCCGAAACGCGCCAAGACCTGAAGGCCCAGGGCAGCTCCGAGATTTACATGATGCTGTTCGCCACCAAGGCGCGGCAGGCCAAGGCGCTATGGGCGGACGTTCTTCTGGGCTCCGGCACCGAAAAACCGTGGACCATCCGGCCCACGCCCAAGCCCAGCCTGCCTGAAGACCTGACAGCGCAGCTTCTGTCTGAGGCCTCGGAGATCGTCTACCAGGCTCAGATGTCGGGCATGCCGATGAGCAACGAGGACGTTCGCCAGCTTCTGCGCGACGCCAAGATGCGCGCCGAGGAGGCCGTGTACTCCGAAGCCAGAGAGCGCTGCCGCCGCGCTGAGGTGAAGATCGAGGACATGCTCGTTGAGGGCGGCTTCAATGAGGCCATCGACGGCTTCCTGGACGACTTGACCACCTTCAAGACGGCATTCATCAAGGGGCCAGTCGTGCGCCGCACGGGTGTGCTCACCTGGCAGCCGCAGCCCGACGGCACGAGCGAACCTGTCGCTGTCGAGGAAAACCGCCCGCAGTGGGAGCGCGTCGACCCGTTCAACATCTACCCGTGCCCCTGGTCGCGCGGCGTGCATGACGGCTACCTGATCGAGCGTCACCGGCTGTCTCCCTCCGCACTGTCCGACATGATCGGCGTAGACGGCTACAACGACGACGCCATCCGCCAAGTACTGGACACGCACTCCACCGGTGGCCTGCACGAGTGGCTGATGGTCGACACCGAGCGCGCCACAGCCGAAGGCCGCAACAGCTCGTACACCCAGCACGGCTCCGACCTGATCGACGCACTCCAGTATTGGGGTGAGGTGCCCGGCAAGCTGCTGCGCGAGTGGGGCATGAGCCCCGAGGAAGTGCCTGACGAGTCCAAGGTCTACTCGGTTGAGGCCTGGCTTGTCGGCTCTTGGGTGATCAAGGCCGTGATCAACACGGACCCCTTGGCCCGCCGGCCCTACTACGCCGACAGCTTCGAGCGTGTCCCCGGCGCGTTCTGGGGTGTATCGCTCTACGACACCGTGCGCGACTGCGAGGATATGTGCAACGCCACGGCACGCGCACTGGCCAACAACATGGGCATCTCCTCGGGCCCGCAGGTCTGGGTCAACAACGACCGCCTGCCCAACGGGGAGGACATCACCACGATGTTCCCTTGGAAGATTTGGCAGACGCTCAGCGATCCGATGGGCGGGACCACGCCGCCGATGGGCTTCTTCCAGCCGAACTCCAACGCCGCCGAGCTGATGGCCGTGTTTGAGAAGTTCTCCGCGCTGGCCGACGAGGTATCGGGCATCCCGCGCTACATGACCGGCGATGGCATGGCCGGTGGGGCAGGGCGCACGGCGTCGGGTATGTCCATGATGATCGGCAACGCCAGCAAGACGGTGAAGAAGTCGCTGGCGTCCATCGACATGAACGTGATCGCGCCGGCCATCCGTGGGGCCTACGAGTTCACGATGCGCTATATCGGCGACCCGGACATGAAGGGCGACCTGCAAGTCGTCGCACGCGGCGCGCTGTCTTTGGTGACGAAGGACACGGCTCAAGTGCGCCGCAACGAGTTCCTGCAAGCCACAGCCAACCCCATCGACCTCCAGATCATCGGCCTCGACGGGCGTGCCGCACTGCTGCGCGAAGCCGCCCGGACGCTCGACATGAACAGCGAGGACGTGATCCCGTCAGCCAGCACCGTCAAGCTGCGGGCCGCTCAACAGCAGATGGCCGCGATGTCGCAGCCAGCGCAGCAGCCCGGTCAGCCCCCAGAGAAGCGCCAGCTCATGAACGGCGCACCCGCCACAGACAACTTCCAGCCCCAGTAAGGAGCCACCATGTCCGAGAACCTTGCACTGATCGACGCCCTCGTTGAGGCTGGTTTCAGTTCCACCAACGCCCGCGAGCTGGCTGCCATGATCGGCGGCGCAGGTCTCAGTGCAGCCACCCTGGAAGACGGAGTAGCGAAGTTTGAAGTCGGCGAAGGGACCTTCGCCATGCTGCCCGTAGATGAAGGAGGTGACATCACCGCGAACATTGGGCACCGGCGCGGGCTCGTCGCCAACTTGCTGACTCTCGACGGTGTGGACGGTGAGATCAGTGTGCCTACAGACTCCGAAGACTTGGTGATCCACAACGGCGTGGCCGGTCAGGCTCGTCGGTTCCGATCAGCCGTCTCGTCTCTCACGCAGGGCACGGACAGCCTGGCTGTCGGCGTCGGGGCTGCCACTGCCTCACGCGCCACTAAGTCGCTGGCCCTCGGAGCTGGAGCATCTGCGCAGCACATCGGTGAGATCGTTTTCGGTGGGTTCGTGCCCGGAATCCAGCGACACCTGTTTACGTTCGCTGGGCGGACTACCAGCACCACCACCGTGACGGGGAGCCTGTCCGGCCAGACAACGGGCATCCCGGACGGCGGCTTGCTGACGTACCTACCGGACGGTATCTACGATGCCGAGGTCGTAGTGCTCGCACGGCAGTCGAACACAAACGGGTGGGCCCGCTTCGTCCGCAGGGCAACTCTGCTCGTTGACAACATCGAGTCGGCGACAGGTATCAGCAACATCACAACTCCTACGCCTGATGTAAACAACGCACTGGCCGGCTTGAGTATTCAACTGCTGGCGAACGTGGGTACGCCGCTGGCACCAAGGTTCACCGGACTGGCGGGGACGACCATTCAGTGGTCCGCGTTCGTGACCTTGAACGGCCTGAGCATCCTCGAATGACCACGAACATCAAGTTTGGTCCCGGTCTAACCGTCTTGGGCATGCCCGAGTCGCTGGACTTTGACCTGTCGCTCCAGCTCCAGGAGGTTTCCTACCCGGAGGAATCTCGGGTACGGCAGCTGGCATTTACGCGGGTGACTCAGGTCTTCGAGGCGTACAGCACGCAGGAGAACCAAGTCACGGTGGCGTCACCTCTCCCCGTGGAGCTGACACCCCCTGAGGGCTTCAGCCTTTCCGGTAACTTCGTCCGTCGAGAAAGCTCCGCGTTTTCGACTGGAGTGCTGAAGGCGAAGTCCGCCTACGGCACGCGGCAGTACCAACTTCTTAGCAGTACCGGCCCGGCAAGAGCAGCCACGCTGAAGTCGGTAGACACGCAGCTCACGAACACGTTGTCCCTGTACCAGGAGGCGTACACGCAGGTTGCCAATCGTCTTCTTGGACGCACGCCTGGGTACGACTCCCAGAGCCGCTTCCTGAACGGCGAGGTCATCAGCGTCGGCACCCTGAACGTGACTCCAAACCCTGGATTCGCCTTCGCTGACATCGACTGGTCAATGGTTAGCATTGCGCGCACGAACGCCACGTCCAGCGCCCTGCCGGCCACACTGCTAAGTCCTCGCCACGCTGTCTTCGCCCTGCACGTTGACGTTCAGATCGGGGAGTACCTCCGCTTTCGCCGCCCTGACGGCAGTAGTCAAGTCGTACAAGTCGTCGCTCGGCGCGATTTGATTGAACCCGCACCCGTGGGCGACGACATCGACGTGGGCATCGTCGCCTTTGATCAGGACGTCACCGGCTGCGCGTTTGCTCGGCTTCTGCCCGACTACTACCCCGAACTGCTGCCCGACACACGGTACAACAATCCTTCGGCGCAGATCGGCGCCTCCGGGGTCTCAGCAGAGCTGCCGGTAATCGTGATGGCGTACAACACGGGTTTTGAGGGCGCTGGTGTGATCATCGCCAACCAAGGCCCGAAAGCCATCGTCGCCCATGCGGTCGCCCTGGACTACACGCTTTCTCGGCAGGTCGAGGTGTATCCGAACTACACCATGACGACCTCACCGCTGGGTGCGTACATGCGGACCTTCTACCCCGGCGACAGCAGCTCCCCGGTGTTCCTCCTGGCGAGAGAAGCTGGGCAGTCTACGCCGACCCCGATCTTGCTGTGCACCCTGTTCACCTCCGGCAGTGGCGGCGACCTGGCCGCAGTGGCGCCTTGGCTCCAGGCAGCGATGGACTCCACGTCGGATGAACTCGGGGTGCCACGCTACCCGCTACTCAGAGCCAATTTGACTGGCTACCCGAGAGCAACACGCCCCAGCGCCGGTGTTTGACACGCAACAGGCTAACGTGTTAGATTGTTTGCAACCAAGGAAAACCGATGCTGACCAACGAGCAACTCCAGATTTTTGAGTCGGTTGCACGCAACCACCCGAAGTTCAGAGAGTTCCTCGTTGCTGAGCTTGAACAGAAATCGCAGTTCCTGATCCAGGCCTTGGACGGGGAGCAGTTCCGGGTGGCCCAAGGCCATGCCCGGTGCTTGCAGAGCCTCATCAAGAACCTGGACGACGCGATCAAAGTTCGTCGGTAATCCAGCACATCCAACCCCGCGAAAGCGGTCAACCCACCTGACAGGCCACTGGCCCAGGAACACACATGACGACTCTGCCCTCCCGCATCCAGGCTCAACTGGACGCCGCCGACACCCTGATGGCACAAGCGCAAGCCCAAGGTGAAACGACCGGCGCACAGCCGACCCCTACCGCGAACGCAGAACCGACCCCTCCGGTCGAACCGGCCCCCGCTCCGGCCCCAGCCGACCCCCAGCCGCAGGTTGCGCAACCTGACCCCTGGGAGCACAAGTACCGCACGCTGCAAGGCATCCACAACCGGCACATCGCGGACTTGAAGGCCCGTCTCACTGAGCAGGATCAGTTGATCAATCAACTGAAAGCCAGCTTGGAGACCAAGAAGCCCGAGCCCGAGGTTCAGGTCGACCCCAAGGACGCAGAAGTTTTCGGAGCTGACATGGTGGACATGGTCCGGCGCGTCACCCTCGCGGCTTACGCAGGCGTGGCCCAGCAGTTTGACCAGCGTCTCACCGCCATCGAACAGCACCTGCAAGGCACAGCCAACGCCGTTGCCAAGACCACGGATGAAATCTTCCTGGAGCGCCTCAAGGTCCGAGTGCCGGACTACGAGTCGATCAACACCAGCGACGGATTCCTGGCCTGGCTCGACGAGATCGACCCGGTCTACGGCCTGCCCCGTCAGGATGCCTTGACCAAGGCCGGTGACGCCCGCGACGCAGAGCGCGTTGCAGCGATCTTCCTGGCCTACAAGGCAACGCTTCAGGCACCGGCACCGACGACCCCTGCGGCCACGAAGCTCGATAAGCAAGTGGCTCCGCGAAGCACCGCTTCCACGCCCGCACCGACTCCGGCACGTGTCACCTTCACTGTTGCCGAGGTCCAGGCCTTCTACCGCGCCGTTCAACGCGGCGAGTACCGAGGCCGTGAGGCGGAAGCAGCAGCTCTGGAGCAGACGTACAACGCCGCCCTGGCTGAAGGTCGCATCGTCTGACGAGCGGCCCGCAGGGGTAGGCAATCCACCTGGAGAAGCACATGCCCGCCGTTTACCCCGTTCAAGCTCCCTTCAACACCAACCCGTCGTACTCCGGCGCCTTCATCCCGACCATCTGGTCGGCGAAGATGAACGCCAAGTTCTACGCCACGACCGTGTTCGGCGACATCGCCAACACTGACTGGCAGGGCGAAATCAGCAACATGGGTGACAAGGTCGTGATCAACACGCCCCCCACCCTGACCGTGTCGAACTACGTTCCCGGCGCCGGTCTGAGCTACCAAGTTCCGACCCCCGACGCCCAGGAGCTGCTGATCGACAAGGGCAAGTATTTCGCCTTCCAGGTGAACGACGTGCTGGAGTACCAGTCCAAGCCCAACCTGATCGACGTCTTCTCGGCTGACGCTGCGCAACAAATGCGCATCGCCATCGACTCGGACGTGCTGTACCGCGCCTTCAACCAGGCTGCTACCGCCAACAAAGGTGCCACCGCAGGCGCCAAGTCCGGCAAGTACAACCTGGGCACCGACACGGCCCCTGTGACCCTGACCAGTGGCAACGTGCTGGAGAAAATCCTGCACATGGCCTCCGTGATGGACGAGCAGAACCTGCCCGACTCGGATCGCTGGCTGCTGATCGACCCGTTCACCCGCTCGCTGCTGATGCAGTCGAACCTGGCCCAAGCGAACTTCATGGGTGACAACACCTCCATCGTTCGCAACGGCCTGATCGGCACCATCGACCGCTTCAAGGTGTACGTGACCAACCAGCTGCCCAAGGCCGTGGCCGGCGCCAATACCCCCTGGGTGTCGGGTGACGGTTCGGACAACAGCATCACCAGTACCTCGGGTCTGGCCCGCCGCGCCATCGTGGCAGGTCACAAGTCCGCGCTGACCTTCGCTTCGCAGATCACGAAGATGGAGACCGTACGCAACACCCAGGACTTCGGCGACTACATCCGTTCGCTGAACGTGTACGGCTCGAAGGTGGTCAAGGCTGACGCCATGACCGTGCTGATCGCTGCCTGATGAGCGAGTAACACGGTAGTTTGCTTCCCTGCAAGCTAACGTGTTAGACTGACGCCGACCGTCACTGGTCGGCGTTTTTCTTTGCGCGAGCGACGATGGCCACACTGGAATCTTTCTTGTCCCGCCTGATGGTTTGGGTGCCTTCGTGCCCCAGGCCGCTTGCCGACCAGGCCCTGCGCGACGCGGCCATCCAGTTCTGCCGCGACACAGAAGCCGTGCAGCGCACACTGACTCCCGTGGACGTGGTTTCCGGTGTGCGCGACTACGCACCAGCACTGCCAGTCGGCACGCGCATCACCCGAGTCCTGGCTGCGAGCTATCGTGGTCGCCCGCTTACCAGTGCAGGCAGCCAGCCCAACGACGGCGCACTCGGAGTTCCCAGCAGCATCAGCAGCCCGAGCGCGACCAGCGTCCGCCTGTACCCTGCACCGGACGAGACCGAGACGGCCATCCTGTTCCTGGATGTCGCCATTGAACCGACCAGAACGGCCACCGACCTACCGGACGAGCTGTTCGATGAGTGGGTTGAGGGCGTCGTGGCCCTGGCCGCTTTCCATATCGCCAGCATCCCCGACCAGCCGTTCACCAATCCAGTCGTCGCCGCAACCGCCGGAGCAGCGTACCGCAGCAAGATGAACGAAGCCCGCACCGAAGCAGGCCGTTCGCGCGTGCGCAGCAGCAGCCGCGTGCGTTTCAACCGATTTGCTTGAGGCCGGCACCATGAGCATCGACCCGAAATACGTCATCAAGCAGGCCTCGGAGGCACTGCAAGACCCCACGTTCGTTCGCTGGACCGTGCCCGAGCTGGTGCGCTACTTCAACGATGGCTGCCGAGAAGTCCTGGTCCCACGTCCAGACGCCACAGCAAAAAACGTCACTCTTACCCTGACACAAGGGGCGAAGCAGACCCTGCAAGCGGGCTTCGTGAAGCTGCTTGACCTGCGCCGCAACGCGACCGGCAGTCGTGCCATCACGCAGTGCCCGATGGAGGTTCTCGACGCTGTTGACCCAGACTGGGCCAACCGCACGCCGTCGGGCACCATCATCCACTTCATGTTCGACCCGCGCACTCCGCGTGAGTTTCACGTCTACCCCCCGGCTGTGGCCGGCACGCAAGTTCATGCGCTCTGTGCGGAGCTACCCACACAGATCACGGAGCCTGTTGGCGCGACCGACATCGAAGGTGTGGTCGACGTGTCGAATCTTCCCGAGGTCATGACCAACGCACTGGTGAACTACCTGCTGTTCCGTGCGTACGCGAAAGACAGTGAGACTGCGTCCAACGCACAGCGGGCCAGTGCCTACTACGACGCCTTCGCCAAGGGCTTGGGCACCGAGGTCGCCGCCACGGTCACAGTTGGACCCACCAGCAAACCCACCCCACTGAGCAGTAGCTGAGCAGTATGAGCGACACCACAAGCACTACCGTACAACTGGCCCAATCCGCCTCCGACGCAGCCATGAGCAAGGTCGGCGTCGGTATGGGGCTGTCCGGCGGGGCCGCGGCAGCTCTTGGCGGTCTGACCATGAACACACTTGGCGTCATCTTCGGCATGGTCATCGGCCTGCTGGGGCTGTGCATCCAGTGGTACTACAAGCACCGCCTGACGATGGTGGAGATCCGTCTCCGCGAGGAAGCCGCAGCCCGCGAGCGGGCCGAGCACGCAGCCCGCATGGGGCTTTACTGAGGAGCTGAGCATGTACCTGTTCGTTCTGTGGCCCTACCTTTGGTGGAAGCTCATCAATGGCTGACCGCGCCCGCATGGTTGTGGCAGCGCTCACGCTGAGCGCGGCGGCCCTTATCGGCAAGGTTGTCAGCGAGGGCTACGTCGGTGAGGCCATGATCCCCACCAAGAACGACCGCCCAACGCTCGGCTTTGGCTCAACCTTTCACGCTGACGGGCGCCCCGTGAAGCTGGGCGACAAGACCGACCCCGTGCGGGCGCTGATCACCGTGCAAGCCCACGTCGCACGCGAGGAAGCCATCTTCAGGAAGTCGCTTGAAGGCGCCAGCCTCCATCAGCACGAGTACGACGTCTACATGGACTGGGTTTATCAGTACGGCACGGGCGCCTGGTCTCGCTCCTCAATGCGCCGCCACGTGCTGGCCGGTGAGTACCGCAAAGCCTGCGACGCGCTCCTGCTCTACAAGTTCTCTGGCGGCTATGACTGCTCTACCCCCGGAAACAAGCGGTGCGCTGGCGTCTGGGACCGCCAACTCAAGAGGCACGAGAAATGCGTATCGCCGCCCTGATCCTGGCCGCTGTCCTGCCATCGCTGCTGACCTGGTACGTCATGGACACACGCCATGACGCTTCCATTTTGCAGCTCCAGCTCGACCACCAGGCGGCGCAGACCAAAGCGGCCCAGGAGTACGGAAAAGCCCTGGAGGCCGTACACGCAGACACCATCCGCATGCAGAAGGACAAGGACCATGCAATCCAGCTCGCAAATGAACGCGCCAACGCCAATGCGCTGGCTCTTGCTGCTGCTCGTGGTGAGCTTCAGCGGTTGCACAGCGACCTGTCCGAAGCCAAGCGTCGTATCGCCAACGCTCCCGTCGATGCCCTCCGTGAGTACGCCGATACCGTCAGTGACCTATACGGAGAGTGTGAAGCGGAACTCACAGAAACGGCGCGAGCGGCTACAGGCCACGCGAGTGATGTCCAACTGATGATCGACGCTTTCCCCAAGGAGGCCGACTGATGGCTTTGTTCCGAATGGCGGCGTTCGCTGGCGAGAACCGTGCGCTGCACCCCACACTGATCCCGGAGGTGGCGGGCACGCTGTCCGTGAACCAGAAACCGGCCAAGGGTGACCTGCGCCCCTGGAAGAACCCGCTCACCGTCAAAACGGTCGCGGCGGGGACCACCTCGATCTACCGGATGGGTCGGGATATGGTGAGCGACACGGATTACTGGCTGACCTGGCCGGGAACCGAGCCTGTTCACGTCGTGCGCGGGCCGAACGCGGTGGACACACAGGAGCGCACTTACTACACCGGCAACGGCGAGCCTCGATGGACGGACCAGACCAAGGCTCTGGCCGGGGCGTCCTACCCCGCAAGCTTTCGCAAGCTGGGGGTTCCGGCACCCACTACGGCCATGACCGCGACGCTCGGAACTGAGGGCGACCACACTGGCCTTTTCCCCGGTGACTACTACTACACATACACCTATGTGACGGTCGATGGCGAGGAGAGCGCCCCCGCCCCGGTTTCAGCCCGACTCGTGCGCTACGTCAACGACGAGGCCGTGCTGGGAGGCTTTGCCGCACCGCCGCTCGGGTATGAGTCGACCATCAATCGGGTCCGCATCTACCGGACACAGACCGGGTCGGACACAACAGCCTTCTTCTTCCTTCGTGAGGAATTGGTCGCGGGCCTGACCACCGTCACAGACGACAACCGCCAACTCCAGGAAGCACTGGAGACCAAGACCTGGCTGCCGCCCCCTGCCGACCTCAAGTGCCTCATCGGTTTGTGGGGTGGGATGATGGCCGGTATCTCGGGGCGCGGCGTCCGCCTCTGTGAGCCCAATGTCGCTTACGCGTGGCCAATCGCCTACGAATACGTGCCACTGGACTACAGCCCCGTTGCGCTCGGCTCCTTCGGCCAGAACCTGGTCGTGCTGACAAACGGGGCGCCGATGATCCTGTCCGGCACTGCCCCAGACTCTATGGACGAGCTGCCGGTTGACTTCGTCCAGGCCTGCCTGTCGGTGCGTTCGGTCGTCAACATGGGCCACGGTGTTGCCTGGGCCTCGCCCGATGGCCTTGCGTACGTTGGGGCAGGCGGCCCGCGCCTGCTTACCGCAGGAATTCTTGACCGCGACGACTGGCTGGCACTCGACCCCTCCAGCATCGTGGCGTGCATGTTCGATGGGCGCTACGTTGCCTCCTACAAGTCGGGCAGCACGCGGTATGGCTTCGTTCTGGACCCGTCCAACCCCGCAGGCATCTACTTCACAGACATCGGCTTTATCGCGGCCTACACCGACGACCTGCAAGACGCGCTTTACATCCTGGACAACAACCAGATCAAGAAGTGGGACTCCGCCGCAACCAACCGCAGTGTGTCGTTCCGAAGCCGCCTGTTTCGCACGCCACGTCCTATCCCGGCCCCCTCGTGCGCCCAGGTCATCGGTGACAAGTACCCGGCACTGCTGACGATCACTGCCGACGGTGAGCAGGTTTTCTATGGCCTGGTCACATCACCCGAACCCATCCGTCTACCAGGCGGCTACCACGCCCAAGAGTTCCAGATGGAGGTTCTTGCCACTGGCGCCGTGCAGTCCGTGGCGATGGCACACAGCCTTGAGGAACTGGGGCAAGTATGAGCGACAGCCGAAAAGACCTCCCGTCCGTAAGCGCCAGTAACTTTCTGCCCCGCGTCCGTGAGGTCTTGCAGGGGTATCTTGGCACCAATGGAGACCTGCTGAATCGCGGCGTCACGCTACGCGACCTGACGGACTCGGGCATCATTAAGGTCAACCCGACCTACCTGGTCAGCGGTGTAGGCTCGCCAATCGCTGGGCCAGGCCGGTCAGTCGGCTCGGGCTCCGGCACAACCACCATCGTCGTGCCCGGCGGCGGCTCGGGGCCGGTCTATGTGCCGGACTACACGCGACCGCCAGCACCGACGGGCTTTTTCTGCGGCGCGGGGCTCAGTCACTTGCAGGGCGGTATCGGCGACCCTTCCTACACGGCGGGTAACGGCCATGCCTACAGCATACTGTACGGCGTTTCGTACAGTGGAACCGGGCCGCTCCCCCTGTTCGCCGACGCCGTCGAGCTTATTCGCTTCGAGGGTCGCATGTTCGCGTACCCGACAAACCCGGCTACGACCTGGCACCTCTGGGTTACGCACGTCAGTAAGGACGGTGTTGAGTCCCTGCCAACTGCTGGGATCAACGGCCTGACTGTCACCACGGGACAAGACCCGGCCCTTTTGCTCGATGTTCTCAGCGGGCAGATCGACGACACGATCCTGACGTCCGGGCTCAAAGCCAAGATTGACGACGCGTCCGTGACGTCGGGTGACGCCTACGATATGTCCGTCACCGCCTGGTATGCCACGCTGTGGCAGGGCACCGCGTACACCCTGCGACCCATGACGACCGTAGACGGTCGACAAGTGGTGGGGGGTTTTGGCCTCTTGGGCAGCGACGCCAGCACGCAGGGCGCGACCCTGGACTTCGGCGTGCTCGCAGATCGGTTCTGGATCGGCGCGCCCGTAGAGGCAGGCGTCACAGGCGTCAACAGCGTCAAGCCGTTCGTCGTGCAGACCAGCGACGTGACAACGGCCAACGGTGTCCTTATCCCGAAGGGCGTCTACATGGACGCCGCGTACATCAAGAACCTGGAGGCCCTGGTCGCCCGGCTTGGTACTGCATGGATCAAGACCGCCATGATCGCCGATGCGCAGATCGTTGACGCGCACATCCAGAATCTGAGCGCGGACAAGATCAATGCGGGTCAGCTATCCGCCGAGCGCATCGACGGTCGTGGGCTCGTCATCAAAAATGAGATGAACGAGGTTTTGCTGGACGCCACCGGTGACAGTGCCCCACCGTGGGTCGTTAACGTGCTGGCCGAGGCCGACGCAGGTGCGTTCGCGGTCGCCAGCCCAAAGGACAACACGAACCGCTCTCGGATACGCGGCCTCATCGTTGACGGGGTCAACCTCAAGGCGGGCTTCTCCGACACGGGGCGGTCCATCGTCATAGAGTCAACACACAGGGAGGTTTGGTCCGTTATGTATGGGGCGGACTTCCCTGTCTACCTGGTGGACGGTCGCATACCCCTGTGGAAGGGCAGCTTCAAGATGGAGCCAAACACGGCGTACACCTTCCAGCTCGAACTGCGGGGAGCGCGCGTTGGCACCAGCACGACCGGTATCCCCATGCGTGTCTACATGCGAGTCCCGGCAGGCACGCGGGGCGAGGCTCACAACGGCACCACATTCGACGCCATCGCCGGCGACGACATACTGGTTGCGACGCTAGTAAACACGGGCACCCCGCCTGCTCTGGGCTCACTGCCTACTACTCGTGTTTTTGTGCTGTCCGGCCCGAGTGGCGGCGAGATCCGCCTCATGGCCGAGGTGTCCAACGCCAACCAGCGACTGGTGGCGGGGACGCAGTTTAGTGCAATGCGCCATTTGAACTACACGAACCCGCCCGTGTACGCGACACGAGTGGGCCAAGTTGCCACGCTCGGCGACTTGCCAGCATACACATCACCCCTTACGAGCGTGGTCACTGGGGAGCCCCACCAAGTGGAGATGGATGTCCTGTACGACAAGTCCAAGGCGTTCATTTCCACCACGCTCGGCCTTTGGGCGAGTTCGTCGATTCAAGCGCGTGTCACGTCTCGCGGCGCTATCGTTCTCATGGTCGGCATCGGGACGTCACACACAGCTACGCCGTCCGACGGAACCCAGCCGGGCCTGAACGATGCACAGTGTTTCGTGTGCGCCTACGACATCGTTACTGGCGCCCCAGCGGGTGAGGCCACTCGCTGGTCTTTTGATATCACGCTGGATGTCGTCAGTTCCTCGTGGCCCGAGGCGACAGACGTCAGTGCGATGAGGAACCCAACCTCGGATGAGATGCCGTCCGCAGAAAACTACTCAATCTTCCGACTGCCGCTCGTTTCCCAGCGCGAAGGCGGTACGGCCGTCGTTGCGAACGCCGCCACGCGCTATCTTGGCTTTGGGGACGCCCCGGTTCTCGCTGGAACAGCTGTTTTCGACTTCTTCGTCCAGGCGTATTTCATGGGCGTAGCCGTGGGGCCGAAGCAGGGCATCCGGGTCAACCTCACAGTTATCTGACACTAGCCTTATCTAACGTGTTAGGTCATAATCTCAACACCTCAAATAGGAGCTTCCTCATGCAAGACAAAGAGCTGATTGCCCGTGGCGCTGAGTGCGTCTGTGGTGACTTGATCCTGGGCCGCAAGGTCGTGGGCCACTACCGCAACGGCCAGTTCGTCATCACCCCCGAAGGCGCGGACGAGCTGGAGAACGTCGTCGAGGTCCAGGCCACCGAAGTCAAGCCGGTCAAGGCCGCCCCCGCGAAGACCGCGAAGACCGCGAAGACAACCGCCGTTGAAACCCCGGCCGACCCCCTGCCGGAAACCCCCGCAGCTGACTGATGTCGCAGATCGTCTTCGATCCAGCCCGAGTCTTCGCGTTCGTCTCCGAGCGCGTCGCCCTCCAGCCCGTTGGCAGCATGAGGGCTATCGGTCTGGAGCGGGGCGGCAAACTCGTTGCTGGTGTGGTCTACGAGGGCTACACCGGCCACAACATCTGGATGCACGTGGCAGCGGAGCCGGGATCACACTGGCTCACACGCGATTTCCTCCGGGCGGCTTTCACCTACCCGTTCGTGCAGCTTGGCGTGGACCGCGTGAGCGGTTATGTGGATGCAAGCAATGCGGCGGCTCGACGCTTTGACGAGCACCTTGGCTTCCGAGAGGAGGCCGTTCTCAAAGGCGCAGCACGCGACGGCGGGGACGTGATCCTCTACGTCATGTGGAAGAAAGACTGTCGATACCATCATGGCTAAGTTTCACCAGCACGAATGGGACATGCTCCCGGAGCGAGCCTTCCGACCCCGCTGCGGTCGGTTCGGCTCCATGACGCTTGAGGGCGGCAAGGGCGACAGTGCCCCGCCGCCAGATCCGCGCCTTGTCGCCGCCCAGATCAAGTCGATGGGGATTCAGGACCAAGCCCTGACCCAGATGATGCAGATTAACAACCAGATGGCGCCGCTCCAACGTGAGCAGCTCCAATTCGGTCTGGACAGCTCCAGGACAGCCTACGCACAGTCGCAAGCTGACCGCGCCTACGCCCTACAGCGTCGCGGACTGCAAACCCAGATGCAGGATCGCATGGTCACGGAGGCCAACGAGTTCAACACTGCGGGCCGCATGAACCAGATGGCAGACGAGGCCAATGCCGACGTCGATCTGGCCTTCTCCAATGTGCGCGGTCAAAGCCTGCGTGCGATGGCCCGTCGCGGCATCAACCTGTCTTCGGGCCGTGCCGCCGCCCTGGACCAGTCCCTGAACATCGACCAGGCCACCGCCAAAGCCAACGCCGCCAACCGTGTCCGTGCCGCCGCCCGCCAAGAGGGTTATGCACTGACTGATCGCGCCAACAACGCTCTGGCAGGCTACGCCACGCAGGCTTCTGGCCTGTCCGGTGCGGGTGCGGGGTACGGCGCAAACGGCCTGAGCCTCGCCAACAGCGGCCTGGCGGGGCTCAACAGCGGCTGGGGTCAGGTGAACCAGGGTGCAGCTTCGCTGGGTCAGAACGCGGGCAGCATGTATAACACCCAGTTGTCTGCTTGGCAGCAGGGGCAGAACGCCAAGACGGAGGCCTCTGGCCAAATGGGCGGCGCGGCACTGGGCGCGGTCGTCACTGTCGGCGCGGCCATGATCTAACCATGAGCTACGAACACGCCGCCGAGCTGACAACCGCCCTCGCGGGCGAGGGTGTCCGCCTGCTCAACTTTTTCCGCCTGGCTGACACCGAGCTGGGCCACGTCGCACGGGTGCTGGCGATGGCCGACCTGCCCCAAGGTGCCCGTGTGGCCGACCTCGGCTGCGGCACTGGTGAGTTCGCCCGCCTGGCCTCGATCCTGCGCGACGACCTGAGCTTCACACTGGTGAACAACAACGAGTGGCAGCTTTCACAGTGCCCGCAGCAGCACGAGCGGGTTCTCGCTGACATGGCCTGCACCGGCCTGCCGCCCGCAAGCTGCGACGCGGTTGTCTTGGCCTACGCCGTGGGCCACGGTGACGTCGTCGAGCTGCTGCGTGAGGCCCGCCGCATCCTGGCTCCAGGTGGCGTGCTCGTCGTCCACGACATGCACGCATACGCCCCGGAGGTGAAAGCCCGCTTCAAGGCGGACTTCGACTACCAGCTCCACAACACGGAGGCGTTCGGCGCAGCCTGCCACATCATCGGTTTCGACCCGGTGGCGTACCAGCGCGACGAGTTCGTGGCCCCCGGAGCCACGGTTGAGGCCGTCGTCCGTGGCGGGCACCTTGATGGTGTCGAGCACGGCGTTCACGTGCTGCGCAAGAGTGAACGCGAAGACCTGTTCGCCGGGCGCAACGTCGCACTGCACTTCTCCGGCGGCAAGGACTCCCTGGCCTGCCTGTACCTGCTGGAGCCCTGGCTGACTCATCACGTGCGGGTGTACTGGGTCAACACGGGAGACGCTTGCCCAGAGACCGAAGAAGTCGTCCGTCGGGTGCAGGCACTGCTCCCGTCGTTTGTGGAGGTGCGCTCGGACGTGCAAGAGTGGCGCCGCGCCAACGGCACCCCGTCGGACCTCGTCCCGGCCAACAGCCACACCCTGGGCCTGCTGTACGGCATGGGCGTGACCAAGCTGTCGTCACGGTTTGACTGCTGCTGGAACAACATCATGGCGCCCATGCACCAGCGCATGTTGGGCGACAACGTCGATGTGGTTGTTCGGGGCACCAAGCGGGCCGACACCGGCACGGTGCCTCACGAGGGCTGGGCCGAGGACTACTACGTCATGCTGCCTATCCGGGAATGGAGCCACCGCGACGTGTTCGCGTACCTGGAGAAGGTCGGGGCTCCGAATAACCCGATCTACAAACACTTCAAGTCCATCAGCGCCCCCGAGTGCATCGGCTGCACCGCCTGGTGGGATGACGGTAAGGCTGCGTACCTGGCGGAACTCCACCCGGAGCGCCTGGGCGAGTACCGGATGAACCTGCGGAACATCAAGGCCGCACTGAAGAAACACTTGTCCGATCTCGAATCGGAATTGGAGGGCTGACATGGGATGGGCTTCTGGAATGACGGCGGGCTCCGCAATGGCGAGCCGCGCAATCGACGCATACAACAACTCTGCTGACCGCATCAAGCGAGACAAGCAGGAAGCCGCAATCGAGGCTGAGCTGAAAAAGCTGGAGACACCCCAGCAGGGGCTGGTCATGCCCAAGGCCGAGTTCTCCGCCGAGGGTGCGCCGGGTCTTCAAGGCTTTGGGGTTGCGCCCCAGGCTACGGGCGGCGCCCGTGGTCTTGAGATGTCGTCCATGTCCGCACCGCAGGCTACCGGCTTCGAGGCCGGCAACATCGCACCGACGCCCCGTGAGCTGAGCGCCTCCGAGCGTGAGGCTGTCTACGGCAACATCGCCCGCATCAAGGGCGACATCGCCGGCATGCGTCAGTCGGATCAGAACCGTGCCGCACTCAGGGTCAAAGATGCCTTCTCGCGGTACATGAAGGAGTTTGACTCTGACAACGACGGGCACGTCGACACAGCCATTCGCCAGCTCAACACCACTGACGATGTCGTGACCATCGGTGACCCCGACAAGAAGGGCTATCGGGAGCTGTCGTTCGTGGACGGCGACGGTCGCGGGCGCTTCACGAAGCTGAGCCGAGCTGAGCAGGCCCAGCTGTATGCAGCCGGGCAGATGATGGGCGAGTACCCAGAAGAAGCCCTGGCCCGTATCAGCGAAGTCAACAAGGACCTGGCCGCGTCGCTGGCCCGCGCCAACGGCATCCGTACCTCGATCACAGACGCCAACAACCGGACCACCAACCTGCGCAACGACGACGTGCGCGGCGACTCCGCGCTTCAGCTTCAGCGGGAGCAGGCCGCCGCGAACGACCGCTACCGGGCAGCCAGCCTGGCTAATCAGCGTGCTGGCCTGGCCATGAACCGGCGCAGTGGTGACATCCGAGAGTTTGTCGATGCCAACGGGCGTTCCGTGCTCATCGACATCGGTGCGGCCCCCCGTGACGGCAGTGGCGCGGTTCAACTGCCCGCCGGTCTGCTGCCGAAGACGGTTCGCCCGCAGCTGTCACAGGCTGATCGCGCCAAACTGGCGGTCGACTACGCACAGAGCAGCGGTATCCCGCTGGGCGAGGCCATGCTTGAGATCGAGCAGCTCTACGCGGCGCAAGGCAGTGCCGGCGCAGGGGGCGTACCGCAGGGGCTTGCAGACCCCGGACTGGCTGATCTGAATAGCAGGGCAGCTCCAGCGCCTGCCAAGGCAGCAGTCGCTCCAGCAGCCAGCCAAGCTGCACCCCAGCGCCCGATGACGTTGCGCGAGATGCAGCAGGTGGCCAACCAAGCCCAGCGCACGCCAGTGAACCTGCGCGGCCTTGTTGTAGGTGAGCCGGCAGGGCAAACCTACGACCCCGAAGTCCTGCGCCTGCTGGCCCGTTAATCCCAACCGGGAGCCCTAATGCTGCCAACCATCAAACAGATCCGAGAAGCCAACGGCGGTCTGGACAACCTCACCGACTTTGAGATTGCCCAGTACCAACATCAGAAGTACGCACGCTACGTGCCGGACTTCAACCGCTTCGCGCAGCTTGTCGGCGTGGACCCAGGCAGCAAGTGGGGCAACCGACTCAGTGCCAGCATCGACAACTACCAGGCCAACATGGCTGGGGTGGCCGAGGCCGTCACAGGCTCGGAAACAATGCGGGATGTCCGCCTGAGCAACCAGCGAGACGCACGCAACGCGCAGCAGTTCGCCCAGAACCAAGGCGCCGTCATGTCCTACAAGGATGTGGACGGTGTTGGCGACGCACTGGACTACGTGGGTGGCTTGGCGGTTGACTCTGCACCCTACATCGCCGAGTCCCTCGTGGGTGGCTTGGCCGTGCGCGGGCTCAGCACGGGACTGCGAGGCACCATCGCAGCTGGCCGAGCCGCTGACGCTTCTGCCGACGCCATCCGCGCCGGGCAGGCAGCCTCCAAGGCACTGGCAAGCCGTGCAACCCTTGGCGGTGTCGCGGCTTCGTACCCGTCCGCCGTGGGTGACATCCTGCAAAGCCAGCGCGACGAGACTGGCACCACTGACCTTGGCATGGCCGCGATGGGTGGCGTGCCCTACGCCGCGCTGAACGCAGTCGGTCTTGAGGGCGCGGCGGCTCGCGGCACTCTGCCACGCGCCGGGCTCGATCTGCTCAACCGGGGTCTCGATGGCGCCCAAGGCGTCAAAGGTGTCGTGGCGCGAACAGGCGCGAACGCACTCAAAGCTGCTGTGCCGGAGGGCCTGTCTGAGACCGGCCAGGAGATGATCAACCAAAGCTTCGGGCGCATGGCGGTCAACCCCGACCAGACCCTGTTCAACCCCGAAGCCAACGAGCGCTACCTGGAATCCTTCGTCGGCGGCGCGGCTCTTGGCGGCGCCTTCGGCGGTGCAGCCGGCGGCTGGCGGCGCAGCGAGGGCTACCAGGCCCCTGTTGCCCCCATCGACGAAACCGGCGGCGTGAACCTGCTGACTGGCGAGCGGCTCGGTCAGCCGGCTCGGGACCTGCAACTTGGCTACGACCCAACGGCTGGCAACGACCGCCTCATCACGTTCCCGGACGGCACCACAGCCTTCCCAGAAGACGTGCCGGAGCGCCGTGCCCAGCTGGCAGCACAAGACCACCCAGGCTTCGTTGAACGGGCTGCGGAGTACCCGGAGGTTCCGCTTGTCTCACTGGAGCAGGCCGCCATTGAGGAAGACAAGGCCAAGATCGAAGCCCGCAACGCTGTGCGCGAGGAGGCCAAGGGCCTTGGCATCACCGGCAGCAAGGGCACCGACCTGTACCTGGAGTTGAAGCAAGCCCTGGACGACGGTGTGATCAGCGAAGCCGCTTTCCGTGAGGCGCGCGTCCAGCTCGGCGAACGCAAGAACAACCAGGTGGCGCGGTTTGTCAAGGCAGCTTACGCCGTCGACGAGGCAGCCAAAGCCGGTAAGGCTCAGCTGGAGGCCAACGCAGCTGCGGCGGTCCAGGCCAAGGCCGGCGCACAGGCCGCACCAGAAGTTGACCTGGCCACCGCAGAACAAGCCTGGGAGTCGGCACGTGAGCGCCTGCGCACCCTGCCGGACGCTGTCCGCAACTCAATCCCGGTCATGCCGGTGTTCGGAGACTTGACCCCGGAGCAGAAGACCCAGGTTGCGGATCTTGCCGCGAAAGACCAGTTCACTCTGGCTGCTGCCGACACGGTGCTGAACCCACCCAAGAAAACGGCCGGTCCCGCTCCGCACCCCAAGTCCGAGGAGGAATACGAGTTCCGCCGCAGCCTCGGCCAGCACCTGCTGGATTTGCGCAAAGACGGTGCCTCGGAGAAAGACAAGGCCATGCTCGAAATCCTGCAAGATTGGATGGGCGTGGACGTGGACGCCAACGGTGAGCTGACTCCACGGGAGCACACACTCTCGCAAGCGCAGATTGGCAAGCTGCTGACGAACTCCAAGAGCGGCAAGACGGGCGTAACACGCCAGGGGGTCCACAAGGCCATCAAGGCAACGCTTGAGGCCATCGGCGCCCCCAAGGGGACCAACGCTGACCGGCTACGCCAGCTGCTGGGCTTCCAGCTAAGTGGCACAGACCTGGAGACGATCAACCGCAACGCCACCGCGACGACCAAACCCGAAGACGGCACGGATTCGATGGATGGGGCGTTCGATGGCGCCTTCGATCAGTTCGACCCAGAGACGGGCGTTGAGATCGAGAAGGCCGCACCGCGCTCCCTGGAAGATGACGTAGGTGACGGTGAGACCGAGGGCTACGAGGTTGACCTGGAGGACGCCATCCGCCAAGTGCGCGAGGCCGAGCGCATCCAAAACGCCAAGACGGGCCTCGAAAAAGTCCTCGACGAAGACCTGGTGTCCGGTGCCGTCCTGGAGTCCGACATCGCGGAAGCCAAGTTCGCGTTTGAAAACATGGGCACCCGCAAGAAGTGGGAGAATCTCAGCACCTACGAGCAGGCAACCGCTGTACGCTACTACGCGAACGCCCGCGAGTCGGGTGACCCTTCTGTTACGGAGAATCAACGTGAGTTCAACGAAGCGCAAAAGTCTGGCAACGCTACTGCCCAACCTGACGCCGGAGCAGGTACAGATGCACGACAAGGAGTTCGCGGAGCTGGAGGCAAGGCACAAGGCGAACCCCGTTCCGCTGAAGCAGGGGATGGCGGAAACACTACTGCTGAGCAACCGCTGGAAGAAGCTCAACGACCAGCAAGCCAAGCCCCAGTCGTAATCGTTAAGAAAAAGCGGGCTATCCAGCGCCCGCAGATGTCGGTTGCCGAAGGCGGCTCCAGCACCGAAGCCTCCATCATGGAGGAGATCAAGACTCTGATGCCGGTCAACCGGCAGAAGGTCGTTGTCGTACAGTCGGTGTCTCAGCTCCCTCGTTTTGCCCAGCAGTCGCTGGCCGAGGAGGGGCCCCAGGGTAAGAAAGTGCAGGCGTTCGTCCTCAACGGCAAGGCGTACCTCATCGCCGACAACATCCGTCCAGGCTCAGCTCGGTCGGTGTTCCTGCACGAGGTCGGGGTCCACATGGGCCTGGAAGACCTCCTGTCCGGTAAGGAGTTCCTGCGCCTGGCTGGCAAGATCCGCTCTTGGGCGGACAGCAATGACGGCTCACGTGAGTCGGAGCTGGCCAAGCGCGCTGTCAACCGTGTCGGCAACGCCGGCACCCAGGACGAGCAGGTTCTGTCTGAGCTGGTGGCCTACTTCGTTGAGGAGGCGGTCAGCGCAGGGGTCAACCCAACCGCGATGGACTACAAGAGCGACCTGGGCCGCTGGATGCAGTCTCTCATCAGCGCGCTCAAGGCTGGCCTGGCCAAGCTCGGCCTGGTCGACGCCAAGGGGCTCACCGCTCAAGACGTGGTGGACATGGCCTACGGTGCAGCCCAGCTTGAGATGCAGTCCGACACGCGGGCTGACGATGGCTCGGGCTCGTTCCAGGCCTCGGTTGCCACTCAGCTGGGCCCCCAGTACGCCAAGGCCGAGTCTGGCGTCAAGCAGGCGATGGCGGACCTGAAGACCGCCGCCGTGAAGTACGGCGCGTTTACCCGCGACCTGATCGACCAGACTGCCAAGTACATGCCTGCCGCGTCCGACTACCTCAAGAAGTATGAGGCGGTGGCCATCGACCGCACGAAGATGGAGCAGCAGGTCGACGCGGTGCTGGAGCGCTTCTCGGAGCTGAACGCGGCTGAGCGCGCTCAGGTCAACAGCCTGATCCGCAGCTCGACGATGGACAAGGTATGGGCCTTCAAGCCCGAGTGGCTCACCGACGCCCAGGCTGGGTTCGACCGTCAGTCCAGTCAGGCTGCCGCCTTCGCTGCCATGACTCCGGCTCAGCAGGCTGTGGTGCGTGACGTGTTCAAGCATGGCTACGACACCCTGAAGCAGATGCAGGACGCCGTCACGAACAACGTGAACTCAGAGTTCGACGCACTGATCAAGGGCTTCCGTGACGCCGGCAACGAGGCCGAAGCGGTCAAAGCGGAGGGCCGCAAGAAGCAGGCACTGCAAGAGTTCAGGACCATGCTGGCCATGAACGGCAACTGGCCCTACGCCCCGCTGCGCCGTTTCGGCGACCACGTGGTCGTGGCCAAGTCAGCCGCCTACCTGGAGGCTGAGCGCCAGGGTGACCGCAAGGCCATCAGCGAGATGGAGGCCGACGAGAACCACTACTACGTGGAGTTCTTCGAGAGCCGCCGCGAGGCCCGCGCAGCCGTGGCGGACATGCAGAGCCGTGGCCGCTATCCGGGCGGCACCGTGGAGAACTTCAACAAGGGCGACGCCAGCGACCAGCTCTATGGTGGCCGCGACACCTTCAACGCCTTCCGCCGTCTTCGCAACCTGGTCAACGAGTCGGGCAGCACGATGGATGCGGCAGCCAACGCTGCCATCAACAAGCTGATGAACGACCTGTACCTCACCCTGCTGGGTGAGCGCAGTGCCCGTCAGGCCGAGCGCAACCGCAAGAACACCGCCGGTGCTGACCGCGACATGATGCGGGCCTTCGCCACCAAGGGGCGTGCCGATGCGCACTTCATCGCTGCCCTGCGTAACGGCGGTGAGGTTCAGGAGCTGCTGGTCGAGATGAAGAAGCAGGCCGACCAGGGCACCAGCGGTACACGAGAGCTGCGCCGTGAGTTCTTCAACGAGATCCTGGCACGGCACACCATGGCCATGGACTTCCAGTCCACACCTGTGGTGGACAAGGTCATGGCCTTCACCTCGTTCTTCCAGTTGATGGTCAACCCGGCCTACTACCTGCAAAACGTCATGCAGCCGTGGGTGATGACCCTGCCGATGCTGGCGGGCAAGTTCGGCTACGCCCGAGCCTGGCGTGAAATGTCGCGCGCCTACCGCGACCTGGCACCCCTGCTCAAGGATGGTCGGTTCACGAAGGGCGACTACGACGCGCTGCCCGCCGATGTGCGGGAAGTTGTCAAGCAGCTTGCGGCTCGCGGGCGCATCGAGATCAGCCTGGAGCACGACCTGGGCGCCTGGCGGTCGAACGACGCAGGCAACGTCGCGTCGCGCACGCTGTCTACTGTCGAGAGCAAACTGCGCAAGGCCAACCAGACCGTCGAAATGGTCAACCGCTTGGCCACCGCGATCACCGCCGCGCGCCTGGAGCCTGCTGCTTCCGCTGTGGACTACGCCGACCGTGTGATCATCGCCACGCACGGCGACTACAACGCCTTCAACGCACCGCGTCTGACGCGTACCCGCCTGGGTCGCCTGGCCACGCAGTTCCGCAAGTTCCAGCTCATCCAGATCACGATGTACACCAAGCTGATCGCGGATGCCTTCAACGGCGCAAGTGCTGACGAACGCGCGGTGGCTCGTCGCATCCTCGCCTTCAACCTGGGGCACATGGCTGGCCTGGCTGGTGCTGTCGGCCTGCCTGGGTTCCAGTTCTTCAGTATGGTGCTGGGTGCGGCCTTCGGTGATGACGACGAGCCCGATGATCCCGAGGCCACCATGCGCCGCATCCTCGGTAACGGCCCCGTGGCCGACGCCCTGATCCGTGGCGTGCCCAACATGATGGGCGTGGACCTCTCCGGCAAGGTGGGCTCGGGCAACATGCTCAGTCTGTTCCCCTACGCAGACTGGGACTTCACCAGCCGTGACGGGTACTCCAAGCTGGTGCTGGCCGCGCTCGGCCCGTTCATCGGCGGGATGGTGCCGCGCTGGGCCGAGGGCCTGGGTCACATGCAAGACGGCGACTACTACAAAGGCCTGGAGAAGTTCCTGCCAGGTGCCCTGGGTAACGCCATCAAGGGTGCCCGGCTGTCCACCGAGGGCGTCACAACCACGCGCGGTGACTTGGTGATGGGCCCGGAGGAAGTGAGCTGGGTCGACGGTCTGTTCCAGGCGGCTGGCCTGCCGACGAAGACCCTCACCGAGCGCAGCTTCCTCGCAAGTGCGGAGTTCAAGGCCTCTCGGTTCTTCAACGAGCGCAGCTCTGAGATCAAGCGGGCATACGTCGAGGCCTTTGAGGACAACGACGCTGCCGCCCTGGAGCAGGCTCGCAGAGACTGGCAGGACATGCAGGCCACGCGCAAGCGACTGGGCCTGGCACCGCAGCCCATGAGTCAGCTGATCCGAGCACCGATGGAGAAGCGCCGCCGTGAGGCCGCAGCGGTGGGTGGGGTGGCCGCCGACAAGCAGACCGAGGGTTTCGTGCGGAACCTGATGGAATGAGAAAGGGGCCCCGAGGGGCCCCTTCTTACGCTGCCGACTCCTCGGCGGTTTCCGCCCCCTCGAAGTCTGTGTCCGGCACCCCCAGTGCCAGGTACAACCGCCTGGTGTCCACGGTCACGCAGCGAACCCGCAGGTTCATGTTGCCGCGCAGGCCCTTGGTCAGGTTGAAATACTCGGCGGTCAGGCTGACTTTGCGCTCGCCCATGAGCGTCTCACGCGGCTGGATGACGTTGTGCTTGCGGCATGGGTTGACCACGTCGCGCTCGCTGAGCCCCTTCTCCAGTGCCCAGGCGCGCAGTGCCTCCAGTGACACGTAGGTCCGCTTGTTGGACTTGATGTGCCGTGCCAGGATCTTGTCGGGAACCCGGCTGTTCAGCGGCTCGTCGTACCTGGTTGTGTGCTGGTTGATCTTGGTTTCGTTTTCTGTCACCAGGGTGTTCGGCGCAATGTCCACCAGAAACTGGCGCATCAGCTCCAGGCCGTCGGTCGAGGTGACGTTGTCCTCGACGTACTTCTGGCCCTCGTCGTAGGCTGCCTTGAAGGTGGCGGTGACGGTCGCCAGGTCGAACACAGGCATGCCCAGCTTGCTCAGCACGAAGTGCAGGGCGAACACGGCGCCCAGACCCCAGTATTGGAAGCGTGCGTTCTGGTCAGCCTCGATGGCCCGCGCCGCCTTGGCAGTGCAGCTTGTCACCAGCTTGTTGGCCCCATCCACACCCAGGGCGCAAATCTCGCGGTGGATGACTGCACCCAGGGCTCCGACACAGTCCCGGTTGATCTCGGCCCAGTCGGCACCGAAAGCGTCGCGCTTGTCGTTGTCGTACAGCGGCATGTCTTCGACGTTGATCTCCAGCACGCGGTACTGGATGGCGCCGCTCTCGCTCTGGATGGCCGAGATCATGTCCCGCTGCGACTTGTTGGTCGTCATCAGGTTGATCAGAGCCCACGGTGCTGAGCTGCGCAGCTCGCCACCGCGCCCGGAGCGCTCCTTGGCGCCGCCGTTGGCCACCTGGCTGACCACCTGGGCGACACTGGCAGTGGTGGCGCCGCCCATCTCATCCATGATGTTGGGCATGGTGCCGTGGATCGACAGGCGCGAGTACCGAGCGTTGTCCGTGGAGCCAAAGCGCCCGGAGTCGTTCACCAGATCGGCGGGGCGACCGTAGGCCAGCAGGGCACTTGCCACGGCAGTTGTCTTGCCCCGTGCCGACTGGCGGGAGTACAGCGACACCGACAGGGAGCTTTGCCGTGGCAGTGTGGTGCCGGACACAAACTCACCCTTGACGAACGGCATGAACGGAGAGGCCAGCCCCAGCATGATGGCCAGCTGAAACTTCTCCATGCCCTCGCCGCCGTAGTGCTTGCGCAGGAACTCGACGTGCTTACGGGCGCGCGGCACGATGTAGTCGTCGAAGACCGAGGGCTCCCAGGTCCCCTCGTCGCTGCTGGGCAGCGGAACCGGGAATTGGTTGGCCACGTTGCCGATGGCCGGGCCGATCTGGGCTGCTTGAATGGAGCCGTCAGGGTAGATCAGGTGGCTGCCGTGGGCGCAAACCAGCATGCCGTCGGGCAGGATTCGCAGGCCCAGGTGGTCGTTGATCTTGGGTCGCTTGGCGAGTGACCCGATGTAAAGCAGGTTCGCCTTTGCATAGTCTTGCATACACTTCGCCGCTCGTTGGTGGTTGGTGGTGTGGATCGCCTTGCCGGCCAGAAACTCCAGCAGCTTGGCTTGGCTTGCGACCAGTGACTGGTCCATCATGTAGGTCATGACGTAGCCGTCCGCCCACAGGTTCATCGTTACCTGTGCCGTGTCTTCTGAGCCGCAGGCTTCCGCCCACTGGCTGAACCAGAACACGTTGTGGGTCACCGGCACGTGGATGACGGTGGGCACCTTTTCGCCGGTTTCAGACTCGACGTCAACGACGATGGTGGCCACCAGGGTGAGGCGGCCCTTCTTGTCGGTGATGACTTCGTAGCCTTCCGGCAGCTTGCCTTCCCAGGGCATGCCCTTGGGCTTGATGGCGTCGGGCACGCTGGGCAGGGCAGGGCGCTTTTCTTCCGGCAGGGTGTCGATCTCAGCTGCGGTCATGAGACCCAGGCTGATGGGCGACTTGATCTTGCCGTTGTACTGGCAGTCACGGCACGCTTTGGTGTGCTTGGAGAACTCTGCGCACGTGGTCGGCCCGGTTGCCCAGGCGTCGAACTTGCGCTCGACCTCGTCGGGGTCGTAGCCGTCGTAGCCGCTGCTCCACTCGTGGGCCACGTCGATGCCCTCGTTGGTGCGCTTGACCAGCCCGATCATGGCCCGCCAGTACGGCTCAGGCACGTCGCCACGGGTCTCAGCGACTTCTCGCAGGGCAGCACAGTGCGACACGATCTTGAACGCGCTGGACGGTGGGCCGGAGGGGCTCAGATCCAGCTCATCGTTGATCCCTGTGCGGGCCCGTTGCAGGGTGGGCAGGGGCTCATCGACGCGCAGCACGGAGCGCAGGGTGTCCACGTCGTGCTTGATGCCGAAGTCCTTGAGCACCGCCACCCTCTTACCGTTCTTGTGCAGGGCGCCGACAGGGCGCAGGATGCGGGCCGAGTCCTGCGTGACGGACGGGTCGATCTTGAGGTTGTGCTCGGAGCCCAGGCGGCTCAGCCCCTTGGCCAGGTCCAGCCAGGTGACGGGGTCGATGGCCTGGGTCAGGCAGTAGTAGACGTGGAGGCCGGCACCGCTGGACACGAGGTAGCTGGGCACCAGCTGTGTGGCTCGGAAGAACTCAGCACAGGCTGCCACCGCGGCCTTCTGCGTGGCGTAGACGGCGTCTTCACCGTGCTTGGCCAGCTTTTCGGGGCCTGCGTCGATGTCCAGGCGCAGAGCCTGGAGGGATAACACGTTAGCTTGCTTGCGGTTGGCGACGCTCTGGAACGCGGCGGTGCCGTAGTAGACACCCTCACGGTCGCTGTGGCGGTTCGCCAGTTCTTCCAGCTCTGCAAGCGACTCTGCCCAAAGGTGACGACCTTCGGGCAGCAAAACGAGGCAGTAATAGCCTTCCGGTGGGAGGATGTCTCCCAGGAATTTGTCGAGCATGTGTGGCCCCCTTACTTAGTGAGGGCCTTCAGCAGCAGGTCGACTCGTTCCTTGCGATCAGACTTGCCTGGCAGGGGCAGGCGGCCCTTGCTCATGGCGTGGTTGATGGCGTCGAGGGTGTCCTGGACGAAAGGCGCGATGAAGCGGCAGGGGCGCATCTTTCCTTTGACCCAGAGGTTCACGGTCACGCGGCTCACACCGCACAGGGTGGCGAACTCGCGCTGGGTCAATCCCGCTTTCGATACTACGGTGAAGTCCATTGTGGCTCCGGTTCTTGTGGGGTCAGCGGACGAGGAGGGGGCCGAAGCCCCCTCGAATCAGTCGTCCAGGTCGTTGAGCAGCGCGTCCAGGTCGCCCAGCAGGTCGTCAGCGCCGCCCTTGGGGGCGGGTGTGGCTGCGGGGGCCGGAGCCGGAGCCGGAGCCGGAGCCGGTGCGTCTTCCTCAGCTTTGCGCGTGGCGGCGGTCTTGCGTGCCGGGCGCGTGGCGGCTTCGACTTCCTTGGCCGCGGCCTTCGGGGCTGGCGGGGTGTCGTCGCCGTCATCGGCGGCTGCCTGGGCCTTGGCCTTGTCGGTGGCCTTCTTGGCAGCCAAGATGGCGTCCAGCTCGTCTTGGGTCGACGTGGCCTGCTCGGGCGCGGGCTCTGCCTCGGGGCGCGGTGCGACAGGCTTCAGGCCCATCATCTCCAGCACGGTGGGGTCGGTGTACTTGGCGCTCACCTTGTCGTAGACAGCCTCGTCCAGCAGGCCGGTGATCTTGAAGGTCAGCTTGGGAGCCGGGGCTTCCTTGTCGAAGCCCACCTTCAAGGCCAGCATGTTGTAGTCGATGCCACGAGCGTCGGCAGCCTTGACCACATCGGCGAAGTTGGCACGCGAACCGGCGGGGACACGCAGGAGGAAGGGCTCCAGCTCGTCGGCCTTGGCTGCCTGCTCGGGGTCCACCACGGCCAGGCGGGTGTTCACCGCGCACGCGGTGCCGGTGCCTTGCTTGCCGGTGCCCCACACAGCGTGCGGGCAGAGCTGGCACTTCTTGGCCTGCGGGCTGCGGCTGTCGGCCATGGGCACCACGCCGTCGGACGAGTGGCAGTCGGGCTTGGCGGACTCACCCTCAGAGCCCTCCACGAAGTCCTTGGCGTAGTACACGCGGGTCTTGGTGTTGGCGCGGACCACAGCCAGGGTGATGTTTTGCAGCACCTCATCGGGGTCGTCAGGGCGGGTCAGCACCTTGCGCTCGCCGTCTTTGACCAGGGTGAAGACCTTGCCCTTGATGGACAAGACGGGGTAGCCGCCGCCGGTGACGACTTCAGCGTTGATGCTGGGGCGGTCAGCGGAGCGCTTGGCGAGGTAGGCGGGCAGCTTGGCACCGGCGTTCAGGGGGACGATAGCGGACATGGTTGGTTCCTTTTCAGGCAAGAGGGGATGTTAGATCAGGCGCGACGGATGCGCACCACTTTTTCTTCGCGCCAGTTGACGCCAGGGGGGAGGTCGTCGTTTTCCTTGCGGAACTCGACAACAGCGGTTTTCGAGGGGCGGACATCGAGCAGGCCCCACTCCTCCTGTTCCTTAACGTAGTCAAGGAAGGCCTGCTTGTCGGCTGTGGTGACGCTGGTGACGCTGGCTGTGTAGGCCGTGTACTCCCCCGTGCCGACCGAGCTGAGCCCGGTCTCGGTGAGGTAGTTGAGCATGTAGCGCTCAAGGCGCTCCATCGCCTCGTCAATCTTCTCCAGCGACTTGTCGAGGTCGGCCTTCATGGCGGCCTTGCGGTCCCGCAGGTCCACGTAGCGGGCCACCACGGCCTCGATGTTGGGTTTCTGCTCCTGAACAGGGGCTTGCTGGTCAATCACTTCGTCGCTCATGGCGTTCTCCTTTTGTCAAATAATATATCTAACACGTTAGACAGTCAAGCCCCGCGAACCAGGTCGAGCAGGAGTCCCTGCATCGCGCCACGGTCCTGGAGCACTTGGTAGATGCGTCTCTCGATGGGCGTTGCCTCGATGTTGACGATCAGGGTGTTGCGGCGTTGGCCGGGGCGGGTAACGCGGGCGTTAGCCTGCTGGTACGTGCCGTTGGAGTGGGTGGGTCCAAACCAGATGATGGTGTTAGCCTCCGTGAGGGTGAGTGAGTGGGACATGGTGCGTGGGTTGGCCACGATCACTCTGGGATCGCGGCTGTTCTGGAAGTCGTGGAAGATGCGGTCCCGTTGCGTCTTGCTGATGTCTCCGTAGACCGTCTCCACGGTGAACTCCTCGCGCAGGGATTCGGCCAGGGACAGTAGGGCGCCTGTCAGTGGAGCGAAGACCAGCACCTTGCCCTCGGCCTGGCGGATCAAGTCGCGCACCAAGTCGACCCGTGGGGTGGCTGGTATGGTGATGTGCCCGTCCTCACCGTAGGCGGTGCCAAGGCAAATCTGGATCAGCTTGTTGAGCTTGCCCGCCTCGTTCATCGCGGTGATCTTGCCGCCGTCGTGCTCGGTCTTTAGGCGCCGGACCATCTCGTCGAAGGCCTTGCGCTGCTCGTCCGTCAGGGCAACCTGCACGGTCTGGTATGTGGTGGGCGGCAAGTCGATGCAGTCCTCGCGGGCGAAGCGCACTGCCGGCTGCATGACCTGGAACACCTGGTTCATGGCGTCGTCGCGGGCCACCCATTTGAACTTGGTGAGCTGGCGCATGACCCGGTCTCGGAACGCACCGAAGTACGTGGGCACGGAGCCGGGCACGATGAGCTTGCACTGCGCCCAGGCGTCCGTCGGGTAGTTCGGCACGGGGGTGCCGGTCAGGCCCCAGGCCCAGTGCTTGGGAGGGATGTCGCCCTTCTTGCTGCCGTTGATGATGACGTTGAGGGACTTCCACATATCTGTGCTGGCGTTGCGCGCCGTGTCCACCTCGTCGACCACCACGATGTCCAGGCCTTCTCTGGTGGCCAGCAGTGTGGTGGTCTCCTTGTTCTTCACACCATCGTGGTTGATGATGTAGATGTCGAAGTCGGCGGCCAGCAGTTTGTGGCGGCGTTCACGGGTGCCGTGCAGCACCGTGCAGGTCAGGTGCGGGAAGTGACGGAAAACCTCGTCAGCCCAGGCTCGCTCCAGGGAGGACAGCGGGCCCACCACCAGCATGCGCTTGACCAGGCCCATCTTCTTGAGGAAGTCGAAGGCCCACAGCACGCTGACCGTCTTGCCGCTGCCCATGCCGTTCAAACAGAACGCCCGAGGGTTGCTGGTCAGGAAGGATGCGGTGATCTTCTGGTGAGCGTATGGCTGGTAGCGACCAGGCCAGTCGTAGTAGTGCTCGATGGGGGCCGGCACGTCGAAGCCCAGGTTGCGCAGCACGCGCACCTCGTCCAGGCTGTGCGGTACGGCCACCAAAGTGCGGCCCTTGTAGTTGAGCGTCTTGGCCGTCGGGATGACGGCGGTGATTTTGTTCGGGTCTCGGACGTTGAAGACCAGCTTCTTATGCTTCGGTGATACCAGCATTGAGCTTCTCCGCGAGCTTTTGCGCGTTCAGGTGGGTGTATCGGCACGGCATGGTCCAGCTTGTGTGGCCGGAGATCATGGCGACCTCTTGAATGTAAAAAGGTGTGACACGCTCATG